TATAGCGGATGGCTTTGATGTCGTTGTCGTGCTCGACTCGAGCGATGAGCGAGGCCAGGAGGCCTCTGACATGTTGCACGATGTTCGCGCCGAGGTTTGGCGCTCCCTGGTTGGCTGGGAGCCCGGCAGCGAGTACGACCCCATTACCTACGACGGCGGCTCGCTGGTGCACATCAGTCGAGCAAGGGTGGTTTACCGATTCAGCTTTGTTGCTGAGTTCCAGTTGGGTCGAAGCCGTAAAACCGACCCCGCTGAAACCTGGCAGGAACGGGCGCTGGATGGGTTGCCCGCTTTCCGTGGGGCTGACGTCGACATGGACCCGATCGACCCGAAAGACTCAAGCTACTCTTCGCCTGGTCCGGATGGCCGGGTTGATGTGCGCTTTTCCATTGATCCCTCTCAAGAGTGAACCCGATGACTCAAATCACCGTGTATCCGGGTGACGGGCGCGTTGTGCCCGATCCGGCCATGGGCGATACAGTGCCGCCCGAAGGGCGCACCGTGACGCTTGATATCTACTGGCAGCGCCGCCTGAGCGACGGCGACGTCACCAAAGACAAACCGACCAAAGCAAAGGCCAAGGCCGCCACCGGGAGCGCTGAATAATGACCGTCAGTTTCAACAGCATTCCCGGCGACCTCAAAGTGCCGCTGTTCTATGCCGAGGTCGACAACAGCCAGGCCAACACCGCAACCAGCGCCATGCCGCGCCTGATCGTCGGTCAGGTCAACGATGATTCGGTGGCCCCGGAAATCGGCAAGCTGACGCTGGTCCCCAGCCTGAGCCTGGCCAAGAGCATCGGCGGCGTCGGCTCGATGCTGGCCGAAATGTACGAGACCTGGCGCGGCATTGATGCCGCCGGCGAGGTATGGTGTCTGCCGGTCAAGGGCACAGGCACCAAGGCGACCGGCAAGATGACCTTTGTTGGTACCGCCACGGCCGGCGGCCAGGTCAACCTGTACGTGGCTGGCCAGCGTGTGCGGGCAACCATCGGTAGTGGCGCCACGGCGGCGGCAGCCGCGACAGCGCTGGCAGCGGCGGTCAATGCGGCGGGGCTGTCGGTGTCGGCCGTGGCGGCGGCCGGTGAGGTTACCCTATCTTGCCGCTGGGCTGGCCTGAGCGGCAACGACATCCAACTGCAGCTGAATCGCCAAGGCCGGGTAAACGGTGAATTCACCCCGGACGGCCTGACCGTTACCGTAACGGCCATGGCCGGTGGTGTGGGGACACCTGATTTGGCTGCTGCCATCGCCGTGTTGGGTGATGAGCCGTTCGAGTTCCTGTGTGGGCCTTGGGCCGATGCCACCTCACTGGATGCCTGGAAGGCCCTGATGAACGACAGCACCGGCCGCTGGAGTTGGTCGCGACAGCTGTATGGTCATGTGTACGCGGCTTCGCGCGGTACGCTGGGCGAGCTGGTGGCCTTGGGAGACACGCGCAATGACGCGCATGTCACCGTGTACGGCTTTGAGAAGCCCAGCCCGGACCCTGTGTGGCGGCAGGCAACGGCCTATACGGCGCGGCAGGCGGTGTTTATCTCGGCAGACCCGGCACGGCCGACGCAAACCGGTGAGCTGAACGGCATCATACCGGCGCCGGCGGGCGAGCGCTTCATGCTGCTGGAGCGTCAATCGTTGCTGAGCCATGGCATTGCCACGGCTTACTGTTCCAGCGGTACCCAGCGCATCGAGCGGGCGGTGACCACCTACCAGAAGAACGACTTCGGGCAGGCGGATAACTCGTATCTGGACAGCGAAACGCTGCACCAGTCGGCCTACATCATCCGTTTCCTGAAAAGCCGGATCACCAGCAAGTACGGTCGGCACAAGCTGGCCAATGACGGTACGCGCTTCGGAGCCGGCCAGGCCATCGTCACCCCGGCAGTAATTCGTGCTGAGCTCATCGCGGGTTACTTCATCCTTGAGCAGATGGGCATTGTTGAAAACGCCGATGCCTTCGCCCAGTACCTAGTGGTGGAGCGCTCGCTGACCGATCCAACCCGCGTCAACGTGCTGTATCCGCCAGACCTGGTGAACCAGCTGCGCGTGTTCGCCCTGCAGTACCAATTCCGCCTGCAGTACCAGGTGTAAGTAAACCATTCACTGAAGCCCGCCGCTGCGCGGGCTTTTTTGTAGGAGATGCCGATGGGCAAGAAAGTCGCAGGAACCTGCTACGTCAAGGCAGACGGCGCACAATTCACCGTCACCGGCGGGGTAGAGGCTCCGCTCGGTGACATCAAACGTGAGTCGGTGGCGCCGGGCTTCTTCAAGGAAGAAGACCTGGTGCCGTACACCACAGCCACCGTGGTCGATGACCCTGACCTGCCGATTGCGCAGCTGATGGCGGCCACGGATGCCACTGTGACCACTGAGTTTGGCAATGGCCGCGTATACGTGCTGTCCGGCGCGTACGTGGTGGAAGAGCCGGCGGCCAAGGGTGAGGACGGCACCATCGACATTCGCTGGGAAGGCACCAAGGGGGTGTGGCAATGAAAGAAGTGATTCCACTGTCGAAGACGATTCAGGCGCACGGCGAAGACGTTACCCAGCTGGAGTTGCGTCGGCCAACGGTTGTCGAGGTGCGTCAACTCAAGGCGCTGCCCTACAGGCTCGATGCCGAAGACGCTGTCTCCTTGGATATGGACGTGGCGGCCAAGTACATCGCCGTGTGCGGCCACATCCCGCCGTCGTCGGTCAATCAGCTGGATATTTCCGACCTGAACACCGCCGCTTGGGTGGTGGCCCGTTTTTTCTTGATGCCGGAATCAGCGACGTTGACGGCCTGATTGCGGTTGCCTACGACCTGTCGTGGATCTGGAAGTCAGATCCTGAGCAGGTCATGGGGCGGCCTTTGGATGTGATTCTGGAGGCCGTCATGCACAGCCAACGCATAGCGGAAACGCTTAGGGGGGAGGATGGCTGACAAGTTCCAGTTAAAAGCGTTGATCACCGGCGTCGACAAGCTGTCTCCAACCTTGGCGGGTGTGCGCAAGAATATTTCGGGGTTTCGCAAGAACCTGGAGAAAACCGGCCTGGGTAAGATCGGCTGGAGTGATATCGTCACCGGCGGCGCCATGGCGGCACCGTTCATTGCCGGCGCACGCGCTGCCATCGATTTTGAGTCGCAGATGGCCGACGTGCGCAAGGTGGTCGACTTCGATTCACCCGACCAGTTCAAGAAGATGGGCGACGACATCGGCCGGATGTCTGAGCGATTACCCATGGCCGCGACGGACATTGCCAAGATCGTCGCGGCCGGTGGTCAGTCTGGCATCGCCCGTGATGAATTGCTGGGCTTTGCCGAAGCGGCGGTCAAAATGGGCATTGCCTTTGACCAGAACGCCGACGAAAGCGGCGACAAGATGGCCAAGTGGCGGCCCAGCTTCAAGCTGACCCAAGGCGATGTCGAAACATTGGCCGACAAGATCAACTACCTGGGCAACACTGGTCCGGCCAACACCAAGCAAATCTCCGACATCGTCACCCGCATCGGCCCACTGGGCGAGATCGCCGGTCTGGCGTCGGGACAGATTGCCGCGCTGGGCGCGACCATGGCCGGAGTGGGTGTCGAGCAGGACGTAGCCGCGACCGGTATCAAGAACTTCATGCTTGCTATGACCAAGGGGTCGGCGGCTACCAAGGCCCAGGCCAACGCTTTCAAGGCGCTGCGGCTGGACTCGAAGTCGGTATCCAAAGCCATGCAGGACGATGCCCAGGGCGCGGTGCTGGATATCCTCGATCGGATCAAAACGATCGACAAGGATAAGCAGGCGGGAATTCTCTCCGAGTTGTTCGGTACCGAGTCGATCACCGCGATTGCGCCGCTGCTGACCAACCTGGATCTGCTCAAGGGCAACTTGGCCAAGGTCGGCGATGCGTCTAAATACGCCGGCTCCATGGAGGGTGAATACGCCTCGCGGGCTGCTACCACGGCCAACAACCTGCAGCTGCTGCGTGGCAGCGTGATGAGCGTTGCCCGGGAGGTCGGCAATGCGTTGCTGCCGGGTATCAATGCGGTGGTTGACCAACTGCGCCCCTGGATATCGCAGGTGGCGGATTTGGTACGTAATAACCCTCAACTGGTGCGCGGCATCGTCATTGCTGGGGCGGCGTTCACTGCACTCAGGGCGGCGGTGTTCGCTGCGTTGGTGGCCACTCGGGTGTTGGGCGTGGCCTTCGCCGCTACCCCGATCGGCCTGATCGCGGTCGGCATTGCGGCGGCAGCTGGCCTGATTGTCGCCAACTGGGGCAAGGTCGGACCGTTCTTCACTGCGCTGTGGGATCTGATCCGGGCGGCCGCGGTGCCAGTGATGGACATGATGAAAACCTTTTTTGCGTGGACGCCGTTAGGCCAAATCGTCAAAAACTGGGAGCCCATCAGCGCCTGGTTCAGGAACCTGTGGGAGGGCATCAAACCCTACATTGAGCCGCTGATAAAGTTCATGGGCCTTGAGGATGGTGGGCCAGGCATCACCGCTAAAGTGGCGCAAATGGCTGATGCGCAGAAGCGCCGTAATGCGGGTGAGGGGGGCGGCACGGGTGATTTCCTAGCGGCCAATGCCGGCGTCAAAGTAAAAGCCGCTCGGGACCAGCGCGCCCAGCAATTTGGCATCACCCCTGGCGCGTTGCTGAAAGCGCCGGGTCAACTGCCCGATCCGGGCTCGTTGCTGCGCCAGTCCTCGGCAGCCGGTAAAGCCCAGCTGGATGGTGAAGTGCGCGTGGTCTTCGACGGCGCGCCCGCGGGCATGCGGGTCGAGCGGGCAACCAGTAGCCAGTCCGGCGTGACCGTAACGCCGCAGAACGTGGGTCGTCGGACCATGGGAGGTACCAATGAGTGAGTGGCGCGACCTGCGCCGCGAGGCGTCGTTTCGCGGCGTGCCTTTCTGGGTAGACAGCGACAGCGT